ATATAAAATTAATTCGCTGGATAAAGAAGTATCGCACGACAGGAAGCTATCCGATAAACCCGAAGCATATCAAAACGATTGCTAAAATTTTAAGTAAATAAATACATTACCAAACCAGAATAACACTTAAATCATGAGCGAACTTGTAAAAATTAATGCAAAAGATTACGGCCTTGAGGAAACAAAGGCGAAGGAAATTTCTGAAATGTTCAAACCAATGCTTGATAAAATGGTTGAACTGGAAAAGGAATTCAACACCCTAACTAAAGGTGAAGTTTCAAAAGAACTCTGCCTTGAGGCGAAAACACTCAGGTTGAAATATGTTAAGGTCAGAACTGGAACGGCAGAAATCCACAGAGGGTTGAAACAATTTTATCTTCAGGGTGGCCGCTTTGTTGACGGATGGAAAAATGCTCAACTTATGGCATCGGAAGGGATTGAATCAAAGCTGATGGATATTGAAAAGCATTTTGAAATCCTTGAACAGCAGAGAATCAGTAAACTCCACGACAAAAGAACCACTGAACTTGAAAAATATGATGTTGATTTTATACCCAGGAACCTGGGAGAAATGGAATCGGAAGTCTGGGGGAATTATATCTCAGGGGTCCGTTTGAATTACCAGGCAAAGATTGACGCGGAGAAAAAAGCGGAGGAAGAAAGGTTGGAAAATATAAGACTTAATAAACTCGAATCAGAAAGAAAGGAAAGGATACTTCCTTATTATGATTATTGGGAAGGTATTGTTGATGCCGGTACTTTGCGGGATTTATCCAATGAGGTATTTGAAGGGGTATTTGATAAAATTGTTGCTGCAAAAAAAGAAGATGATATTAAGCAGGAACAGATTCGGAAGGAAAATCTGAGGCTCCAAAAAGAGGCAGAGGAAAAAGAGAGAAAGCGGATTGCGGATCAGAAGATTGCTGATGATAAAGCTGAAAAACTCCGCAAAGATAATGAGGCTAAACTGAAAAAGATCCAGGATGAAAAGGATCAGGTTGCAAAGCAGTTGGAAGAAAAGCGGCTTGCGGACCAACGGGCGAAGGCGCAAGAGGCACAGCAGGTAGAAGCGGAACTAAAAAAGGGTGATCAGGAGAAAGTAAAGGATTTGATTGCAGACCTTGAAGCGCTTAAAACAAAGTATGAATTTAAATCAGCAGCTAATAAAAATCTGTATGTGAATATTGGGATACTTCTGGATAAGGTTGTTGAACACATAAAAAAATAACCATGAACCCACTACTATTAATCCCAGCCTATTTTTTAATTGTGTATCTGGTATTCCGGTTCCTCAAATCCCACATTCAGCGAATGAGCAAATCTGATAAAATGATCTACTATGAAGCTATGCGAAAAATCGACCGGAATGGCGGTAAGCAGAGGAATATTTTGTAATGATGAGAGTATTGATAGCGTGTGAATTTTCTGGAATAGTCCGCGAAGCATTTAAAGCTAGGGGCCATGATGCCTGGAGTTGTGATTTATTGGATACTGAGATACCGGGGCAGCATATTAAGGGTGATGTTATTGAGCAGCTGGATAAAGGTTGGGATTTAATGATAGGACACCCACCATGCACTTATATAAGTTACGCCGGGACAAGGCACTGGAATAATTCTGGCAGGGTTTTTTTAAGAATAGAAGCATTGACTTTTTTTGCTAAATTGTGGGAAGCACCAATAGGTATGATATGCCTTGAGAATCCAAAGGGGTGTGCGAGTCCGACTATAGCAAAATACACGCAAGAAATTCAGCCTTATTATTTTGGAGACAACGACATGAAAACTACATGGCTCTGGCTGAAGAATTTACCACAACTTTTACATTCAGAAATAGATACTTTATTTGAAAATAGGACGCACACAGAAAAACCAACACCTCATTCATTTTTAAAAACAACCGGGAAGCCGACATATTTCACAGATGGTAAAACACGCGATCCACATATAAGAAGTAAGACCTTCCAGGGAATCGCAGAAGCTATGGCAAATCAATGGGGGTAATGTAAACAACTGAAATTATTTTGATAATGGATAGAAAATTTGTAACTTACATAACACTGAAATACAATGACTTTTGAAAAAGATCGGGGCGTTTCCATCGACAAAGCCTTTAGAGAATTCCACAAAGAGAACAAGGAAGTTTATAAATGGTTCAAAAACTATTTCTATTATTTCAAGGGCAGAGGTAAAAAGCATATCTCCGCGAAACTCATAGCCGAATGCGTAAGGCAAGAGCCGACCTTGAAAACCAAGGGCGAATTGTTCAAATTAGATAACTGTTTTGTGTCCAGATATGCCCGACTCTTGGTTAAAGATTTCCCCCAGCATGCGAAGTATTTTGAATTTCGCAGATTGAAAAGTGATCCCATACAAACTGAAATATTTTGAAATGAATGCTGATAAAATATTCGACCTTCTGACAACTGAGATAATCACAGAGCTTAGATTGCCACGTGATCTATATTCTAGGTTTATTAGGGAGCGTATTGAGTGGGCATATACTGCGGGACATGAGGAAGGAAGGATTTTCCACGGACACAGCAAAGAGGTTATTCAACTATCCTTAGAGGGTAGATTTATTAAGTCGTGGCGAAGCCCTGTATACGCAGCTAAGGCACTTGGAGTAAGCCGGTCAACTATATCTAGATGTGCAGCTAAAAAGAAACATCATTTAACGGGTGCCGGATTTAAATGGGAATATGGCAAAGAATACTATCCGAGAGTTTCGAGGGAAAATATTACACATATTACGGAAGAAATAATTAATCAATATAATCAAGAGAATAATGGCATTAGTCAAGAAGCTAATATTATCGATTAAATTATTGTTTACAAAGGAAACATCTCATCGGCCACGGGTATCCGAAATACTTGAGGTGGTTTGCTGGTATCATAAACTATCTATTATTGAGGTTAAATCTAAATCACGAAAAAGAGAATACGTAAGAATTAGACAACAGTATTGTTTAATGTCGATACTATTCGGACACACCCAGGAAACGATATCTGATGAAATAAACAGGGATCATTCAACGGCACACAATGGTAAATCCAGGGCATTGTATCACTATCAAACACAACAGGAATACAGGGATGAGGTAAATGAAATCATTGATAAATTCCCGTTGTATAATTCTACCCTCACGGAACGACTATTAACTTTAACGAAAACATAATGAAATATGCTTGATTTAAACATACTATATCTATTATGAAATTCGATAAAACAATACTTGACGCAACTTGTGGATCAAAAATGATGTGGTTTGATAAGCAACACAACTCAGCTGTATTCGCCGACATCAGAAGCGAGAGCTGGGTATTGTGCGATGGACGTAATCTTGAGATTTCGCCTGATCTGGTAATGGATTTTAGAGATATGCCCTTTGATGATAACAGTTTCAGTCTTGTTGTTTTTGATCCACCTCACTTAAATAAGTTAGGTAAGGATACCTGGATGGCCAAAAAATATGGAGTGCTTCTACCCACATGGGAAACGGATATAAGAGCTGGATTTGATGAGTGCATAAGGGTATTAAAACCAAGCGGTGTTTTAATTTTTAAGTGGAACGAAGCTCAGGTAACACTAAATAAAGTACTCGACATAATTCCACAGCGCCCGTTATTTGGACACACATCAGGTAAGCACGGCAGAACTATATGGATGACATTTATGAAAAAACTTAGTAACAACTAAAACTATTCTAATGAAACCAAACGAACCAAGATCAAACCAGCATTACTGTCCCGAATGCAACGAACGCTGGGAGGACTGCCTATGTGAACAGCTTTACCCTATGGAATCCCTATTAAACCAGGATGATCAGAACATTGAAGAAGGCTTTAACATATTTTGAAATGAGTAACTTTTTTAAAAGTGATAAATATTTCGTATCTTTATAGTGTTGAAACAAATGCTATGTTAGAATTAACATTAAAAAATACCGAGCATGGAGCGTTACCCGGAAACGGATACGGTGGTTTCTGCATAGCAACCATTCAACCTCCTTCGCTCGGTTCTGTTATTATGGAAATATGGAAAGACATTGAGGGATATGAAGGTTATTACCAAGCATCTAATTATGGGAACATAAAAAGCATTGATAGAGTTATTGTATGCAAAAATGGTGCGATTAAGTTGCTTAAAGGAAAAATATTAAAAACCACAATAGGAACCCCCGGTTATTATATAACTGATATTCATAAAAAGGGTAATGTCAACAGGGTTAGTATTCACAGATTAATAGGAATAATGAAAGCAATAAATAAAAATAAATTATGGGATGTAAAATTAATTGCTCCCGATGACTGTCCTTATCGCAGGGAAAGCGGAGAGGACAAAGGAACATGTGCTTTAAATGACGGATGTGAGACAGAACTGGAATGGCAATGTAGTGAGCCAAATTGCCCTATCAAAATTGATTAACCCCCAGAACAATAAAACCATGAACAGAGCAGAGAAATTATTAAAATCTATTGTAGGGACATCAGCTTATATGTCCTCACTTTTTGACAGACTATACGCATTGGAAAAGATTGAGCATTCATTTGAAGATTTTGCCAATTGGTTACATCACAATTGGTTCATCCCACATGGAAGTGATTTTGAATGGAAGCAAAATACAGGACATCCAGAATACCAAAGAATGAAAGATTTTGATGAGTTTAAGCCATATACATTTAAAGAATTATATGAATTATTCATCAACAATAAAGGAGAATTTTAACCCCAAACAATAACTATGAAAAAAGCAGAATTTAAACCGACAAAAGAAGTCAAGGAAATATTTGAGCAAGAATTTCGTGGAGATCCGAATCGTAAAATTGAAGACGATATAAGCAGGATTAAAAATGCGATAGAATTACTTGCTGAACGAATTGAATATGTTTGGAATAACACTAATTATTCATAACCCATGAACGAACAGATACAGGAAGCGATAGACAAATTACTCAATGCACAAATTGAGGAAGTCAGGGTATTTGTAGATAGATGCTCAAGAGACAAAGGAATGTCAAGCAAGGAATTTGATCAATGGATTAAAGAATCCCCTAAATTACCAAGCGAATTATTCCTATCCCTATTAAAGCTCGTAGCGGAGGATGCACACCTTGACGGACGTTCAGTTTATATTAAAAACAGGGATATTTCAGCAGATAAAATTCAGATTACTTGTGAGCATCCAACTTTTGAAGATTACTGGAAAACATTAACCGAACAATTATGATACAGGAATATCGAAAGGCAAGTGCTGAGGTATTTAATGAGTGGCATAATAAAATATATTACCAACATAGAATTGATACAATTAAGTTTTATAGATATTTTGGTAACATACCGTGTCAAGGAGCTAGTACTGAATGGTGTAAAAAAATCTGTCTTTCTAAACAAATACCATTTGATACGGGGCCAATGACCAATTATCCAGATGAGTGTCCATATAACAACTTTGAATTTTTAATTGAATTGATTAATCTACTTGATGCAAAATATTTCGTCTTTTTCTCATCTGGATGTATAGAAAAAGTTAAATGGTATCCTATTGGAATGAAAACTTTATGTGAAAAGTTTCCAGAGAAAATTTTCCAATTCTATTTAAGAAACTATCATCAGTATTTACCATTGTTGCCACCAAACGGCAGATATTCTCTTTCAGTTGATTATACAACTAAATTTAATATTTTGAATGCTTTTTATGATCTCAAGATTCATAATATCAACATCATAAATCATCCTGTTAATTCAGATTTAAAAAATTTTCTATTATCAAAAATTGATAAAACAAATGTGATCCGTATGATTACATCTTGTTCCGAATGTAAAAGAGTTGATGATGAACAACGATGTATAGGCAAAACAAATAACAAAAAATTAGTTATTATGGATTTCATGGATAAAAATTATCATAAAAAAGGTTTTCCGACAATGATTAAATCAAATAAATTATGAATGAAATAGCTGAATATCGAAAAGAAAGTGCTAAAGCAGTGCCTAATGTTTTTATGAATCACGAAAACATCCCCAAGAAATTTACTGATAATTGGATTAGTTTTCAAAACTGGCAACCCAACACCGATGCTGACCAAATGTTAATGGTGATTGATTTGCTATTAAAAAAGGATAAAATGATAGTAAGAAATATTGTTCTATCCTATGTAAATAGAGGTACATCCCTATTTATTGCCACAATGAAAGCATTTATGGAATGGCAGAGAAAGGGGGAAGGATGAACTTACCAGACTGGCTTATGATAAAAATATTGCCTAGATTAAGGAAAAATCGTAAACGATTGAAAGACGAACTTGAAAAGGAACGCATGAAAGCCGCAACAGAATATTAACTCAGGTAAAACCAAATAACGATGAAACGAAAAATAAAAGAATTAGAAGAGCGTATTGATGAACTGCGTAGTCAATTAACAGAAGGTAGAGATTACCTCATGACTGTTAATGCTGATGAAGTAACGGTAGAAGATGCTTTAGAATCATTTGGATTTGGCAGAAACGGCTTAAAAAGCTATTAATAATAACGTAATAGTAAAACATAAACCATGAAAACCCAAACTGGATACATTTACCACGAAGGCATATCTGCAGAGAGGAGGCCGGAGAGATTAGACTTTAAGCAACCAGGAAACTTCTATTACCAAACTGCCCTCAAGGAATGGGAAAAAACACTTATCCCGGCTGTGAATGCCCACGTATCACAGCATCCTATCGAGGGACATGATGAGATCACAATACTAAAGCCTGTATTTGAGATTGTCACCCCCGGCCAGAAGGTTGAACATAACAAAGGAACGGTAACTAAAATATTATGAAAATGTTTAAAAGACTATTAGAAGCGATAATCCTGATCGCATGGATAATCTCAGGTATTATGTGGATACTTATTTTTCTAATCACATACATTCCCTTTGGATTAAACCTATCAAAGTGGTGGGGAGTCAAGGTGGTTGATAGGCTTGATAAATCAATACCCTAATTATGAAGTACATAATAATCCTTTTACTACTACTGACAGCAGGATCAAGGCAGCAGATAGACTTACCTAGATTTGTGATATATGAAGATGTGTTTGTTTACAGAAATCATCCGAGAGGTGAGGTAATTTACATCGAAATTGACAATTAAATAAAAAACGCAAAAGTGTTAAATAGCGCATTTTGAAAGTAACCTGAATTTTTGTAATTTTGCAGTTTACTAAGGTTTACTGATGATTAACGAAAAGCGCAAACGATTTTGTGAGGAATACATTAAAGACCTCAATGGCAAGGAAGCCGCTATTCGTGCGGGTTATTCAGAGAGAACAGCGAAGCAGGAAGCGTATAAATTATTGAATGATCCAGGAGTATCAGAACACCTTGCTAAACTTCAGAAAAAAACATCGAAACGTAATGAGATAACTATCGATGAACTTATCCAGGATTTGCTAGAAATGAACAATGTCAACATAGCAGATCTTTATGATAAAAAAGGGAAAATGAAAAATATATCTGATCTCCCGCGAAACCTCACTAAGTGTATACAGGAAATTCAGATAACTAGGGCAGGAACAAAATATAAATTTTATTCTCGTTTAGAGGTTCTTGAAAAACTTGCCAAACATTTAGGATTTTACGAAAAGGACAATAGACAATCCAAACCTGAGATAAAACTAGAATTTCCGTATAACATAAATGTCGAAAGCAGAGAAAAGCCTAATTCTTAGTGATCCTCAACGGTTCATACTTGAGAGTCCATATAAGATTAACCTATTCATGGGTGGAACTGGCAGCGGAAAAACTTTTATCGAAGCTGTTATTTCAGCAAACTTTATCAAACACTTCCCACAGGCAGACGGTTTTATAGGAGCCAACACCTATGAACAGCTCAATACTTCAACTTTAAAGCGTATAAGGGACGTATGGCGCGATGTTTTCGGATTAATTGACGGTATACACTACGTAGTAGGTAAAAGACCTCCCACGGGATTTAATACAGACGGGCATAACTTCGACAGATACGACTCTATTATAAGTTTTTGCAACGGAGCGGTGATTTATAAAGCCTCACTTGATAATTACAAAGCACACGAAGGGAAGGAATTTGCATGGGCTATCCTGGATGAGACAAAAGACACCAAAGAGGAAGCCGTAAAAGAAGTTATACTACACCGATTACGGCAGATGGGATTGAAAATGCACGGCGAAGATATCAACCCGCTTTATATCGGGACCACTCCGGCAAAGGTAGATTGGATAAACGAATGGTTTGAACTGGATAGGTGGGAAGATGAGATTGCAGCCTGTATCTACAATAAAGAGGACTATTTTCATAAAGAGTTCGCGAACAAATGTGTTACTATTTCCTCAACATTTCACAATGCTGTCAACTTGCCCAAAGGACATATCGAGGAACTTTTAATGGAGCATACCGACAGGGACGGAAAGATAACTGAATCCGGTAAACGACTGATATACTCAAGCCCATTCGTTAAGGCCGGTGGTGAATTTTATTCATCGTTTAACAGGACAATCCACACTAGCGATATTGATTTAATCAAAGATGAGCCGATTCATATTAGTTATGACTTTAACGTAGTCCCGTATATTACTTTGATTTGCTGGCAGATAATTAAGCGTGAAGATTATTGGGAGGCCAGGTGCTTCGATGAATTTTGTTTACCATCCCCGGATAACACAACCGAAAAAGTGACCAAAGAATTCATACGAAAACATCAGCATGATTTAAATGCCGGGCTATTTTATTACGGTGATCCCACGGGGGCTGCAAGAGATACCAGAAGTCGCAAGAACGATTACACTATCATTCAAGAGACTTTGATTGATTATATTGGTGCTAAATCAAACCGCGTTCTGTATAAGGCTTACCCGGTAGTAAACAGGCGGGATTTTATTAACGATATATTTGATGAAATATTTGATATCCGGATAATCGTAGATAAAGGATGTAAAAAAATGATTGCTGATTTTGAATATCTGAAAGAAGATGCTGACGGAAAGAAGCTGAAAACCCGCGTTACGGATCCGGATACCAAGCAAACTTATGAAAAATATGGTCACTGCATGGCAAAGGGGACGAAGATATCAACTATACGGGGTGATGTAAATATTGAAGATATCAAGGCTAGAGACTTAGTGCTTACGCGTTATGGATACAGAAGAGTATTATGGGCTGGAATCACAGGAGAAAACAAATTAGTGAGAACTTATAAGATTGGCGATAAGATTTTGAGATGCACACCCACTCATAAAATTTATACTTTGTTTGGATTTAGGCAGGCTCAGCTATTGACTCGTTGGACTATTTTGTGTATCTTTAATGGCAAAAAGATATGCGAGAAACAATCGAATTCAACGGATTTAAATTTCACAGATATAAAAAGGGCCGGTATTTTAGGGGATGGGTTAATGGGAATAAGAAATATCTACACCGCTATATGTGGGAATACCATAACGGAACAATCCCGAAAGGCTATCATGTTCATCACAAAGATGATGACTACGATAATAATACGATTGGGAATTTCGGATGCATTCCAGGATCTAAACATCTTTCTGAACACTATGATAGGTTACCTCAAGAAGTCAAAGACCATAAGATTAAAGTCCTTAATGAACGTGCAAGGCCGAAAGCTGCTGAATGGCATCACTCCGATACTGGAAGGGAATGGCATAGACAACACGCGTACAGGTCCATTATCGGAGATGTCAGAGAAATGCTATGTAAAGAATGTGGAAACTCTTTTGAGACACAAGCCATACAAGAAGTCAAGTTCTGTTCCCGTAAATGCAAAAGCAGATACAATATGCGAGTCGATAGATTGCTCGGAAAATGGAACGAAAACAGAGAATGCCTCATTTGTAAAAAAACATTCTCAGTATATAAGTGGGCGAAAACACAAACTTGCAGTAAAAAGTGTGGAGCTGCTTTCAGAAAGCATAGAGCCGGAAGTTTATGATTTATATATAGATCAACATCGTGAGTATTTCGCCAATGGGATTCTGGTACATAATTGCTCAGACGCAGCAGATTACATGATAACAGCTATATTCTCAGAATACATGAATAAATATAGTAAACAACGCGGTATGCGCAGGGCTAATTAATATTCATTCCAAACAGGATGTTTTGTAAATTGCATTAAACTAATATTATGATAACGAAAGAAGATTTGAACAGTCAATTATGTTTATTACAAGGGAATATGCTTTTTGCATTTAGTAGCTTTTTTGCTGGCGATATTACCCAAGCTAGAGAAATGACAGCTCAAGCAAAAAGAGCTTCCGAAGATTTACAGGAAATGATAGAAAAACTTGAACTATGAAAAACAGATTTGAAATAATCTTTATGTGTCTTATTATTGCTGTTTTTATTCTATTTAGTGTTCTCATGATTAAAAAAATACATACAGCTACACAAGATAAAACCCTCATGGAAGCTGTTGGTTCCATAGTTAAGAAAGCCGAACAGGAATTTCAAAAGGGATATAAAGATGGCGTTTATACTATGCCGCCAGACTCCGTAGAAAAATATACTATAAAAATCAAGCTTGGAGATTTTGATTCTACAGGATTATCAATACCAATGTATAGGAAATGAACTGCAGACAACTTACAAAAAATGAAATGAAATGATCTGAATACGGTTATGGCAAAGGAAACTAGTCTAGGGTGTTGCATAATCACTCCTAAAGACCTAAGTTTAGATCATTCATTCAATTTAAACGAGACAAATGAACCGCAATAACCTAAACTATGAAAACAGAAAATTGGTATTCAATTAGAGTTTGTATAAAATGTGGAGTTAGATTAAAGGATAGACGGCGCATGTATGCCGATGGCACTTGCTATATTTGTGGATATCATGTAGATTCTACTGTTTGTGCAACAAATACAGTGATATTAAGAGAAACAAGACATCACAATTGGTGGGAGTTTTGGAAAAGAAAATTTACTCATGAAGGGCGAAATTCATTTAGTAAAAATTGGCTAACTAAACACACAATGAACCGCAAACAATAAACTTGAACTATGGAAACAATATTACATAAATGGATTATTCCTATCTTATGTATGCTTTTCGCACTTGGATTTGGATACGGATACGGAATAGGGGGCAAAGACCTTATAGACAACCATACGAATATAGGCGAATCATATAGCCTGGCAAACAAAAGCCCTCATTTTAATAAAACAATTCCCGAACTAGATAAAGGTGATACTATCGTAATTCAATTTGGATACGACGCAAACAAAGCGATAGTATTAGGAAATTTCCCCGGTGAAAAGAGATTATATCTCAAAATAATGTTACGAATGGATTCAAGAATAACATACGTTGAATGGATGTTTAAATATTCTGATAGTAATCTATTTATGTATAAACGTAGATAACATGAACCGCAACCTTATAGTATGATTAACCCATTCAAATACATTAAGTGGCGTAGATGGCTTATAAAATATAGAGTTAATGATAAAAACTTTCCGTTAAAAAAGGAACATGTTCATACTATCGCTAAATCACTGAGTAAAAAATAAACTATCTAAAAAAATGTTCAAATGAAATTTAAAAAAGCTAGGAGAGTTATCCGGGAGGCATTTAAGAAAGACCCGGATTTTAAGAGGACGTATGTTGATAACGTGGCAACACGTCTGCTTGATGCATATGTGGATCCAGATGCAATATCTGGGCTACGCACTTTTGATCTCCGCGATAAAACAACACGTGACAAGTTGGCTACAGAGATTATTGACCTGATATTTGGGAAGTAATCATGAACCACTGGATACAATACAAATTCCGCTTCAATGATGATCCTGTAAATCCCGATTGGTGGATGGATCTATTTCTAATCGATACCGCTTTCCGGGATATCATCGAAAAGCACAAACCAGAGCTTTGGAGATTTCACCGGAGATCAGGGAAGGATTCGGTAGGGCATCAGTTGTCATTGCTTTGCTATATGGATAAGAAGAAAGCAGAGAACATATATCATGAATTAGTAGCACATAAATCCATTAATAAACTTGCTGAATACAAGCACATGAATAGCAGTTTACTTGAAATTATGGAACCAGGTATTGAAAAGACCTCAGATGCAAATTGGTCTGAATCGCTTCAAAAATCCTGGCCTTATTTTATTACTGGTGTTTGCCAAATGATGATGGGAATATTAAAAAACCTCCCCGATGAAAAAGAATTATATAAAGGTGTATGCATTACAGCACATGGGGAGCGCTATGGAATATCTTCATATTATTCATTATTAGATAGGGATATAAAAGAATTCTTTTCAGACAATGCCGCTCACGCTTTCATCCATCACATCTCAGCGCTATTCGGATACGCACCTATTAAATTGAGGATATGACAGAATCAGCCGGTACTTCAATGGCTGAATTTTCAGAATCATTTAATCGATTAGCTAAAATATGAAATTAGTAATTGCAGGATCAAGGGATTTTGAAGATTATGAACTTCTAAAAAGATTCTGTTTAATATATCGTGACAAGATAACAGAAATTGTAAGCGGTTGCGCACGAGGGGCTGATTTGATGGGTGAAAAATATGCTAAAGAAATAGGGATACCGGTTAAAAGATTCCCGGCGAATTGGAATAAATATGGCAAATCAGCAGGAATGATTCGAAATAAAGAAATGATGCAATATGGAGATCATCTAATTGCTTTTTGGGATAGTGAATCAAGAGGGACTGCCCATATCATAGGATTAGCGAGAGATTCGGAGAAGGAATTTGATGTAATTCATTATAAAAATATAATTAAATGAAATCCCTCCAAGCCTCCATGATATGACAAAACAAGAACGAGAAACTAAAATAGTTAAGATCTGGCTACAGGCATTTAAGCTACGCATTGCATTTGCGAATTTAGCTATAACTCATCTTCTGATTAAAATCCAGATGCGAAAAGAAATGGAAAAATTGAATGCGATTAATAAATATCAAAAACATTATATCAAACATATGTATAACATCAGAACACTAGGAGGTTTATTGAAATGAAATTCAAAAAAGAAGAAATAGAAAAAATAAACGAAATCTGGAAAGATGAAGATTTCCATAAAGTCAGAGAAGCATTTAGAGACTATGTTCTTTATGAAGGATATCGTTGTGGAGATGATTATCTTGAAACGTTGGGTCATTTATTGGGCGTTTCATTAGTTTCATATGATGAAGAAGATGGGGGAAATTGGGAAATAGATGAAAGGTTTCACGGATGAAAAGTTTACAAGCCAGTATGATCCTCAAAAACGAGGAAGAAATGCTACCCAAAGCCCTTGACTCAATGAAAGGCATTGATTCGGTAATGATCTGCGACACCGGGTCCATTGATTCAAGTTTCGATATTTACAAACAATACCAGGATAAAGGCTATAATCTCGAATGGTTCAAATACTCCCGGTTCAATCCAGACGATCATATCAAGGATTTCTCCCATG